ATATTTATCAAAGAACTTTGGTAGTTGGTGAAGTTGATATGGTAAATAAGTTTTATTATTTATTTTTAAGATTTTGATTGATTTGATTTAATAGTATTAGACATAGTATTTAATTTAATTTAAAGTTTATAATTTTATTTTATTTAAAGAATTTAATTTTATTTTTATTTATTTATTAAACTCATATATATTATCCATCTGACTCCGTATTTAGTCTGTATAAAAGTATACATTTTGTTTAGTGAATAATAATTGTAGTGAGGTATACCATCACTTCTCTGAGTGTACAATCAATCTTTCAATATATTGTAAAGTAATTCCAAGTATTATTAGTATTATCAAATCATGTATCATAATAGTGTGACATTAGGTTGTTAAGTAAAGTATAGTAGTAGGCAAGTGTCACAGTTTTTACACTGTATACACTCGACCAAATGTTGGTACATTGTTACTATTAGTATAATTTCCATATTGTTGAAAGCAATTCATAGTTTCAAACTTTTCTTGATTTGCAGAGTAAATTGCATCATGGTCATATGTATATGATTCACCTTTTTTGTTTGTGAAAGTTATTAATACATTTTTACCGATTAGCGACTTCGCTATTACAAATCTTTTTTTTGTTAATGTTTCTTGTGACATAATAATTAGTGTTAAGTTTATATTTTATTTACATTATTATTATCCAACATGTGTCGTAACTAGTCTGTAAAAAAACGTATACATAAGTACATACAAATATAAAAACGTAAAAAATTCTACATATACATAAAAATACAAAGGGGCCTGGGTAAAACAAAACGACTTTACACAGAGCAGCTACGAGTATATAGGTGGGGGCTACACTTCACTTATACATTTATAATACCTATTTTTATGTGATTACTACTTATAGTTATAACTATAAAAAAAATAAACAATGGCATTCAAGATGAAAGGTTTCCCAATGATCGGTGGGACTAAACCAATGAAGATGAAAAAAGACGCAGCTATGAAAATGAAAAAAGAAGCTGCGATGAAAGAAAAGATGAACATGGTTAAAGGACCTGGTGGTTCTATGGTACCTGATTTCGCTGTAGATGGCGAAGGTGCTAACGACATGAAAAGCTCTATGACTATGAAAAAAGAGTCTGCTATGAAGATGAAGAAAGGCGAGGCTATGAAGATGAAAGAGCCGATGAAGATGAAAACTCCTATGAAAGAAAAAGGAGATGGAGTTAAAGTAATGCCTAAGGCTGATTCAAACAACGCTAAAAGATCTAACATTAAGGCGAAGTACAAAGAATTGATTTCAACAGGTACTGACAAGTCCCTTGCAGCTGCTAAAAAATTAAAACAAGCTAACCCTGGAGCATTTTAAAAACTAACAAACTAATTATTAACCAATAAATAAAACCAAAATGACGTATTTGTATTACAAAACTAGTACGTGGACCGACAATCCACAAATAAATGAAAAAACCAAGGGCCAATGGGAACACCTTGCCAACAAAGAAAACTGGCGAATAACCCAATTACCTAATGGTTACTACCAAACAGAAGTAAATCACCCTGACGATGCTGACAAATGGTCAGACGTTACGCGTAGAGAAACTTTAGAAGGCGCAGAGTCCGCTATAGATGGTAGTGTTGAGCATTTTAACAAGAAATTAGAGGCCACAAAAGGTCCTAAAGTTGTAAAATCGTTCAAAAAGTAGTAAAAACCTAATTTAATTTAATATAATGGAATATAATTTACCAAGTGAGTTCGTAAAAGAGCTTAATTTTGGCGATAATGCCAAAAATCGTATAGTTGCAGGTGTTAATAAGTTAGCATCGGCAGTAAAATCAACCCTCGGCGCTTCTGGCAAGTGCGTAATCTACGAAGACGCTCGAGGAAAGCCAGTGATCACAAAAGATGGTGTTACTGTTGCGCAATCTGTAACACTATTAGATCCCGTAGAGAACATTGGCGCTACTCTCATCAAAGAAGCTGCAAGCAAAACAGTCAAAGAAGCGGGTGACGGTACCACAACGGCTACCGTCTTGGCTGAAAGCTTGCTTCAAGAAGTTTACAAAACACTAGAAACTAATAATGTTAGAGAAGTAAAGCAAGGTATTGACATTGCTGTAGCTAATGTTATTGAATATCTTGACTCTATTAAAATAGAAGTTAGTGATGACATGCTAGATCATGTAGCTAGTATCAGTTGCAACAACGACAAAGAGTTGGGTAAGATTATAGCGGAAGCTTACAAGACTGTAGGTAAAGAAGGTGTTGTGCTTATGGAGGCATCAGATACAGATGAAACATACGTAGAGACTGTAGATGGTGTTCAATTTGATTCTGGACTAATTTCCACTAACTTTGTTACTAACACTGACAAACAGTGCTGCGATTTAGAAAATCCACTAATACTAATGTGTATGTCTGAAATACCAAACATACGTAAAATACAAAAAGTGTTAGAGCATGTTATTAAAAACAATAGATCTTTATTAATTATAGCGCCAGTAGCTGATCAAGTTAAGTCTGCGCTTATGATGAACAAGGTTAAAGGTAACATTAAGGTTAATATTATTGATTTGCCTGGCTTTGGCCCTACTAAAAAAGACACGTGTGAAGATGTAGCTATATTAACTAACTGCACGCTGTTTAACGAAGACTTAGGTGATGACCTTGATACTATCACTCCAGAGCATTTAGGTGAAGCTGAGTTTATTAAAACTGACGAAAAGAATACTGTTATAACTCTTGAAGAAATAACTTCAGATATAGAAGAGCGTATTGATCATGTTGCAAAGCTTGTTGCTGATGAAAAAAATGGCTTTATGAAAAAGAAGCTAGAAGACAGGCTTGCTATATTATCTGGCAGCGTTGCTATTGTTAAAGTTGGTGCTAATTCTAAAGTAGAGTTAAAAGAAAAAAGAGATCGTGTTGAAGATGCTGTGTATGCAGTTAAAGCCGCGCTGAAAGAAGGTATAGTGCCAGGAGGCGGTATTGCCCTCTTTAATGCCTCTCAAAAAATTTCGACCGACTCTGTCGGTGAACAAGCCGTTGCTAACGCTATTATATCACCTATGGCTACAATATTAGACAATGCTGGTATATCTACATCTATAGACTTACCAACTAAGCAAGGAGAAGGCATTAACGTTGTAACTGGAAAAACTGTAAACATGGTGGCTGAAGGCATTATAGATCCTGTGCTTGTTACTAAGACAGCACTGATTAACGCAGCTTCAGTAGCATCGACAATAATCTCTGCAGATTGTGTAATCTCAAACATACGTGCAAATGAAGGCAGTTAATTATTACGTAGTTATCGACAAGATAAAACAGACAGAAAAAAAGGTTGCAGGCTTAATTATAAAAGAAGATGCTGACGAAGACGTTAGGTATTCTAAAGGTAAGGTCATATCAACTGGCAATTTAATAGAATTTATAAAAGATGGTGATGTTGTGTGGTACGACAAGCACGCTGGTCATGGGGTAGAATTTGAAGACAAGCTTTATTTTGTTATCAAAGCAAGTGATATTGTACTAGTAGATTAAACCTAAACCATAGACAATAATCCACAAAACACAAACAACAAACAAATTATTTATTAATCATTAAAACAATCAAATTATGAAGATGCTTTATTTTCAAACCGGAGACGGTGTAAATGACGGTGCTGACGAAGGTTACGCAGCTCCAGCTAAAAACTTTAGAGGCTTTAGATTTATCGCTGATACTGATGCTATTGAAATGCAATTTGATAGTATGCTTGGTACAGGTGCTGATATTGCAGCTGTAGACAAAGTAGTACTAAACATTACTGCAGCTAAACAAAAGCAAGTAATAGCAGGTATTACAGCTCTAATAAACGGCGGACCTCACTCAGATGGTATGCTTACTATTGCTGATGATGAGAACTCAGTATATGCACACGCTGATATTACATCTTGTGGTGCTATTACAGTAACTGCTGCTGCTTAATCTTGAATGAGATTAACTAGTCACGATTTACGTGAATTACAAATCCTTAAGTATTACAGGCTCACTAGAAAGTGGGCTTGTAAGACTTACGGGTTAACAGATGCCGAGCTTGAATTACTAATATTTTTAGATTGTCAAGGTCGGTTTACAAGACAAGAATTTATTGATGGTACTTATACCATGAGCTGGGATAAAAAGCGATGGGATAAGTTGAGAAAATTAGGCTGGATTGAAGTATGGCGTCATCGAAATCGAACGACGATTAAATACAGCGTTTTTAAAACTTCGTTTAAATGCAGCCAACTTATAAGTAGAATATACCGTATCTTACTCGGAGAAGAAGATTTACCAGTATCAGATCGTAGTGTATTCTACAATAACAAAACATATACAGATAAAGTCTTTAACAAGGCTATTGACGATATGATTAAAGATCCAACAAGATAATGGCGTTTAAACTAGGTAGCGAAAAAAGACAAATAAGAACATCTAGCAGTACACCTATATTTAGAAAAAAGCTAGGTGAAGGTATAATGGGTGAAGCTAATAGTGATGGATCTATATACGTAAATACTAACGTGCCTGAAGAAGAAGTTGAACGCGTAGTTGTACATGAAGTTCAACATCAAACAGACATGAAAATAGGTAGAACAACTTATGATGATAACGCTGTGTACCATCAAGGTCAAGTTTGGCCAAGAGGTGATGGTTATATAATGGATCCAAGCACAGGTGTAAAATACCAAGAAGGTGATAAAGAATTACCTTGGGAAAACGACAAAGTATAAATTATGGCATTTAAAATGAAAGGCTTTTCAGGATTTAAAAGCAAAGAAAACAAAGGTGGTTACCACAAAGGTCAAGTTAATGACGCTAAAACCGAAGAGATGAACGATAACATTGCTATGGGTAAAGGTCCAGCTAAACCTAAAAGCGTTGTTAGTAGTAGAAAAGGTTTTGTTAAAGGCACTTCTATTAATCCTGACTCAGACGCTCATGTAGGTGCCGTACCAACGTTTAGCGATCAAGTTAGTGGCGCTATGAACAACAGAAAAAACAGAAGATGATAAACAACTTAGTAGGAGGTTTATTTGGTAAGATCGTTGATAACGCTGAAGGTATACTTGATAAAGTTATAACTACAGACAAAGAGCGAGACGAAGCTAAGCTTGCGTTAAAAAAACTTTTACTAGACGCGGAGCGTGAAGCTTTTGCAAAAGAGGTTGAAGATCGCAAGTCTGCACGTGATCTATATAAAGACGATGCTATTATTCAAAAAGTTTTAGCAACACTATTTACTATAGCTTATTTTGGCATTACATTTGTAATGTTTAACTACTTTGTTACAAAAGCTATAGATTTAGGTGAATTTGAAATTAGCTTTATATCAACTATATTTGGCGCTATGAGCGCTAAAGTAAACACAATAATAGATTTCTTCTTCGGGGGAAGTTCAAATAAAAACGAAAAAATAAAAGAAAAATAAAATGGGACAAAATTCAACATCCGTAGCGTATGCCTTTGGGCAAATGGGTAGTGCTTACAGTGACGTAGCTAAACCTATAATTCCTCCTATGGGATTAGTTATAACTGCTATAACTTTTTTAGACGACAATACACCGACTGTATTAACTTCTGAAAAATTAGATAGACACGGGCCTAACTATGTAAATATACAAGACACTAGTGGAGATATTCAAGCCGCAGATGTATTCGCAAACTTTAACGGCGTGTTTGCCACGGATATTGCTGATGGAAATGTAACGGCTGGAAATGATGTAAATCTAGCTACTAATACAGATAAAGTCCAGGTTGGTCAGTATGTTTTACTAGTTGCTCAAGGTGATACTGATACTACTGGTTTAACTATTGACGCTGAAACTCCAATACCAATAACTAAAGGGCCAAACAAACGAGGCGTTAGAGTAGTAGAAGTTGCAGACGAAAACACAATTCTTCTAGATGCTGATATAACTCCAAGCACTCAAGGTTTAATATTCTTAGACAGTGTTCACGGCGCTGGTGGTTTAACAGCTGCGGGTCAAGTATTTCCAAAAGGAGTTACTATATATGGTAGATGGACAACATTTACTCCTTCCGCTGCTGGTGTAATCTGCTATTTCGGCGTATAATGCCTATACTTACGTATATAGACGACATACCGTTGTTCACTAATAAAAGTGAAGCAATAGCTTGGGGAGCAACTAGCTCTCCTCGCCTTGTCGGCTATCATACTCATGAACATGAAGGCCAAATTGGCTACATGGCCGGCAGATTCCATCAAGCTAACTTAAATTTAAAACAAAGATCTAGTTATCAAAACTACATACACGAAGCTAATCAAGCTAATATTATACTGTCAAACAAAATTAATAGCTTAGAACAAGAAAGACAAGAGCTTATAGAGGTGTTGAGAATTAAAAAGCTTAATAAAGCTAGAGGTCTTGACAACATAGCTAGGAATAAAATAAACAATATAGATCGTTCTTTAGTAGAGTTGAACTCTCAAAGAGAAAAAGTTCAGCTTGATAAAAAAACTGCTCAAAAATCTAATCCTAGTAGATTTGAGCTGTTGTTAAATAGCAACAAAATAGAAACAAATTATTTACAAAAAGCTACAGCTGCTGTTAAAGTTGTAGAAGATAACTCTAAAAATTCAAGTAATTTAGTTTTAAACAAAACAAGATTACAGCAAGAAATACAAAAAGTTATACGAGAAGAAGAAACGGTAAAAAGAATTTATCGTAGTAATTATTAATTAAATTAAATAAAATGGCAAAAAGAAAAACACCAAAAGTAAAAGAAGAGATTATAGATTTAACTAAACCAACAAGCATAGAGGATGCAGAGTTAGAGTCTTTACAACAAGTTATCAAGTCTTTAGATATGGCTCACAGAGAGCTAGGCGCGTTAGAGCACAAAAAGCATTTAATAAGCCACGACATAATGACTATAAATAAGTTTATTGACGAAACAAAAAAAGGTTTTGAAGAAAAATATGGCTCATGCGATATTGATATAAAAACTGGAGCAATTAAATATAATGAAAATGGAAGCAACGAAGCTGATAAGAAAGATAACGATAGGTAAAGATTATAAAATAGATTCAATGCATTACTCCGTGGGCCAAGAGGTCTACGGAGGGCATAAAATCTGCGATATAATAGAAGAGCAAGAAAAATACTCTATATATATTAGAAAAAACAAAAGCGTAATGCCATGGAAAGACTTTAATAAGAACATGGCTGTTTCTGTTGAGTATAATCTTGAGTACTAGTGAAGTCTATAAATAGCTATATAGTAGAGCCTATTGGCAGTAGATATAAGAACTCTGTTGATGTTGACGACAAAAAGCTAATAATAAACACTAGCATAGAAGATGCTAAGTATGTTAATAGATTAGCAAGAGTAATATCTTTACCTATGTCTTTTGAAACAGAAATTAAAAAAGGCGACATAGTATTAGTTCATCATAACGTTTTTAGAAGATGGTACGATGTAAAAGGTAGAGAGAAAAATAGTAAAAGCTATTTTGAAGACAATAAGTACTTTGTTCAAAAAGACCAAGTTTACGCTTATAAAAGAGATGAATGGAAGCCTTTACAAGATTATTGCTTTGTACAGCCTTTTGTAGAAGAGTTATCAATGAATAGAAAAGTTGAACACCCTAACAAAGGTGTTGTTGTTTACGGTAACGAAAAGTTTAAACAAGGTGACGTAGTTAGCTACACGCCTTTTTCTCAATACGAGTTTTTACTAGAAGGTAAAAGACTTTTTAGAGTGCACAATCAATTTATTACAATTAAATATGAGTATCAAGGAAACGAAGAGATTTATAATCCAAGCTGGGCACAAAGCAGTTAAAGAGTTAATAAAAGTTGCTGAAGAGCAAATAATAACTAACACTGAAGATGATGTTTCCGCTGATAGACTAAAAAATGCAGCTGCAACTAAAAAGTTAGCTATATTTGATGCTTTTGAAATACTTAATCGTATTCAAGAAGAAGAAAATATTATAGAAGGCAAAGAGCCTGAAGAGAAAAAAGAAAGAGTGTTTAAAGGCTTTGCTGAGGGAAGATCTAAGTAATGTACGAACAGACTCTATATAAAATTGTTGAACCAGTTAAGAGGACTACTATAAGTCGACTTAACAAGAAACGCTTGTGGAAGTATGGGTATAATAAAGAGCATGACATCGTGGTTATTTCAAAAACTGGACGTATTGGACAAATACTGGAGATACAAAATTTGCGAATTGGGCTGCCGGCTGAACCACAAAAACTGCACGTGTTCAACAAAAACAAGTGGCAAAGAATAGAATATCCTAAAGAGTTAGGTAAATTAAAAAGTATATTTGACTGGAGAAATTATCCAGAACAAGCCAAAGATCAATGGTACGATTATATAGACGAAGAGTTTAAACGTCGTGACGAAGGTTTTTGGTTTTATAATAATGATGAGCCAACATACATAACTGGCAGTCATTATATGTACTTACAATGGAGTAAAATAGATGTTGGCGCTCCTAATTTTAGAGAAGCTAATAGATTGTTCTTTATATTTTGGGAAGCATGCAAAGCAGATAATAGATGTTATGGCATGTGTTATTTGAAAAATAGACGTAGTGGTTTCTCGTTTATGAGCTCAGCTGAGACTGTTAACTTGGCTACTATATCGAGTGATGCTAGATATGGAATATTATCTAAAAGCGGTTCTGATGCTAAAAAAATGTTTACCGACAAAGTTGTACCAATATCTGTTAACTATCCGTTTTTCTTTAAACCGATACAAGACGGTATGGACAGACCTAAAAGTGAACTTGCTTATAGGGTTCCTGCAAGTAAGTTTACGCGTAGGAAAATTACTGCGAACGAAAAGCAAGAAGAGTTGGTTGGACTTGATACTACTATTGACTGGAAAAATACAGGTGATAACAGCTATGACGGTGAAAAGCTTAGTTTGTTAGTACACGACGAAAGTGGTAAGTGGGAAAGGCCTGACAATATTTTAAACAACTGGCGAGTAACTAAAACTTGTTTAAGACTAGGTGCTAGAGTAGTTGGTAAATGTATGATGGGGTCAACGAGTAACGCTCTTGATAAAGGTGGTGATAATTTTAAAAAGCTTTATAATGATTCAGATGTTACAAGCCGAAACCGTAATGGACAAACAAAGTCTGGTTTATATTCTTTGTTTATACCAATGGAATGGAACTATGAGGGATTTATTGACGAATTTGGACAACCAGTATTTAATAACCCACATAATGATGTGTACGGACCACACGGTGAATTAATTGATATTGGAGTTATAAATCATTGGGACAACGAAGCTGATGGCTTAAAGGGTGATCAAGATGCTTTAAATGAGTTTTATAGACAGTTTCCAAGAACAGAAGAACACGCTTTTAGAGATGAAACAAAAAACAGCTTGTTTAATCTAGTTAAGATTTACGAGCAAATAGATTATAATGAAGGTATAAGAAACTCTGCTGTAGTAACTCAAGGTAGTTTTCAGTGGGTAAATGGCGTTAAAGATACTAGAGTTGTTTTTAACCCTGATCCTAACGGAAGATTTAAAGTTAGTTGGGTTCCTAATACAAATCTTCAAAATAGAGTGATAGTAAGAAATGGAGTTAAATATCCTGGAAATGAACACATGGGCGCTTTTGGCTGCGATAGCTATGATATTAGCGGTACTGTTGATGGTAGAGGATCCAACGGATCTCTTCATGGACTAACTAAATTTTCTATGGAAGATGCTCCTGCTAATACGTTCTTTTTAGAATATATAGCTAGACCACAAACCGCTGAAATATTTTTTGAAGATGTATTAATGGCACTAGTGTTTTACGGTATGCCATTACTTGCAGAGAATAATAAACCAAGACTTTTGTATTATTTAAAACGAAGAGGATATAGAGGTTTTAGTATGAATAGACCAGATAAAGTTTGGAATAAGCTTTCAACCACTGAAATAGAGGTTGGTGGCATGCCAAACTCTAGTGAAGATATTAAACAAGCACACGCGGCTGCTATTGAAATGTATATTAATGATCACGTTGGTATTAAAGAAAATGGTGACTACGGAAGTGTTTATTTTAACGAAACGCTAAACGATTGGGCAAAGTTTGACATAAACAAAAGAACAAAACACGATGCTTCAATAAGTAGTGGTTTAGCGATAATGGGTTGTAATAGACATTTGTATTCTCCAGTATCTAATAGATCAATACCAAAACTAAATATAAATATAGCTAGATTTAGTAATGACGGCTATACATCAAAGATAATTAAATAAGTATGAAGTCACCAAACAATTATTTTCCAAGTCAAGCGGTAAGCGACATAGAAAAAGTAAGTTATGACTACGGTTTAAAAATAGCAAAAGCTATAGAAGCTGAATGGTTTTACAACAATAACGATGGTCAAAACTATTATTCAAGAAGATACACTTCAAACGGAGATACGTTTAGAAGCCTAAGACTTTATGCTAGAGGCGAGCAGCCAATACAAAAATATAAAGATGAGTTATCAATAAACGGTGACTTAAGTTATTTAAACTTAGACTGGAAGCCAGTTCCTATAATACCTAAGTTTGTAGACATCGTAGTTAACGGTATGTCAGACAAAGACTACTCGGTTAAAGCTTACTCTCAAGATCCTTACGGAGCTAGTAAAAGAACAGAGTATATGGAATCTATACTAAAAGACATGAAGCTGAAAGAGATAAAAGATTTTTCTCTAAAAGAGCTTGGTGTTAACATGTATGAAAACGATCCTCAAACATTGCCTGATAGCGTAGAAGAGTTAGGCTTGCATATGCAACTTAGTTACAAGCAAGAAGCTGAAATTGCGCAAGAGCAAGCTCTAAGCGTTTTATTAAACGGTAACAAGTTTGATTTAATTAAAAGAAGATTTTTTTACGATTTAGCTGTAATAGGTATTGGAGCTGTAAAAACTTCATTTAACACTTCCGAAGGTATAGTTTTAGATTATGTTGATCCTGCTAATCTAGTTTATTCTACTACTGACTCACCGTTTTTTGAAGATATATATTACGCTGGTGAAGTTAAAGATATACCAATAAACGAACTAGCTAAGCAGTTTCCATTTTTAACAGAAGAAGACTTAAAAGATATATCTAGCAAAAACTACAAAGCACACAAAGGTAATAACTACTCAAGAAAAAATCAAGACCAAAACATAGTTCAAGTTTTATATTTCAACTATAAAACATATATGAATAATGTTTATAAAATAAAAGAAACAGCAACAGGTTCTAACAAAGCTATTGAAAAAGATGATAGCTTTAATCCTCCTGAAAACGAGAACTTTGAAAGAGTATCAAGACAAATTGAAGTTTTATATGACGGAGCTTATATTT